TAGCGAGTAAGTCAGATGCTGTTAAAGATTCACTTGCAAACGCAGTACCTGATGTAGTTGCGTGAGTACCAGAACTGTCGTCTTGTGCAGCTAATTGAATTAAGCCGTCAAAACTACCAGATGAGAATACACCGTTAGCAGAGTTGTTACCTGCTAAGATAGCATTTTCGATTGCTCTTGCATGCGATCTTACCATTGACTCTCTAATTAAAGGAAGTACAGGCATGATCGCATCTTCTTCAGTTTCATTACCTAAGAAAGATTGTGAAATTAATTTCACGGTTGAGAGAGTTTTTTCTGTCAAATCAACTCCACCTGCTGAACCAGGGTTGTATGCGTCACCTCTTTGTGCCAAGTTACCATGTGGTGAAGAACCACTAGCAGTTTGGTTAGATGTGAACTCTGCATAACCTGAATCAGGAAGGATTGGAATAATTTGAGTCGCAGAAGTCATTGGAATTTCTCTAAATAGAGGTGCTAATACCAATTCATTCTGAATGTCTCTTTCGATATTTGTTGATACAACTTGCTCAAAGTCTGCTGAAGATACACCAACACCTGAATGTGCGTTGACTTTCTCCATGACACTCTTACCGTAGTCTGTGTCATAACCTTTTCCGTTAGCTAGACCTAAGAATTTAGCGTCTATAATATCGTTTTCGAAAGCTTTTTTCCAGTCGCCTTGACCTGTTCTATCTTGGAAAATTCTTTTTGACTCTCTGATATTCATGATTTCTTCAGATTTCTCAGCTAACTGAGATTCAAGTGATTTAACCACTTGCTCTAAATTGTCATAGTTATCATTGACTCTTTTTTCAACATCTTCCATGAGTCTTTCGGCGCCTGATAATCCAGCTTCGATTACAGTTTTTTGCTCCATTTCTTTAGCTTCTTGAGCAGCCTTTGCTTCAGCATCTGCTTCTGCTTGTTTTCCAACCGCTTCAGCCTCTGCTTTTTCTTTTGCTGCTTTTTCTTCGGCTTGTTTCATTGCATACTGAGCAACTGCTTTTTCAGCAGCCTCTTTTGCAAATGCGTCCAAGTCGATAGAAGTTTCAGGAGTCTTCATTTCTTCTGACATATCAGTCTCCATTGATGAGGATTTCTCCTCGCTTGGCTGCTCAATTTTAACAGCGTCTGCTGATTCAACTGAGTTAGCCTTTAAAAATTCACTTTGGTACTTTCTGTAGTCGTCCATACTATCAAATGACTTTGCTAAACCAAAAGTTGCGTTCTGGTTACAAGGCACTGATACTACGGAAACTTCAAATAGTTCCGCGTCCTTTATTTTATATCCATCGGTTTCAGTCATATACTCAGAATCCTTGCACCTGAAACCAACAGAAAATGCTCCAAGGACTCCGTCTTTAACTAATTGTGTTATATCACCGGCAGCTTTTGATATCTTTGCAGATATATCTAGCCCGCTATCCGTAACACTTAAATCGGTTGCTCTACCAATAGGTTTGTTATAGTCATGGTTAAAAAGAATAATTGGATTACCTTTATAGCTTTCCAATCCGCCTTTTGTCCATGCATCTGGTTGAATAATATCTCCAGCTCTATCTAGTGCATTTGTACTTGCAGACCCTTTAATATTTACTCCGCCATCATCAGTTTCTCCTAATGATTTAAAAGTACTCGTCCAGTGATATATTTTATTTTTGTTTGACATCTTTTACCTCTTTCTTAGCAACCTTTTTCTCCACTTTTGGTGCAGGTGCTGGTGCTACTGAGACAGGATATCTTGCTTTTACTACTGACATAACTCTGTTCCATGAGCCAAAGTATCTTTTTAATATATAATCTTTGACAGGTACATCACTACCGTAGCCTTTATAGTCGACTAATGTCATAGTTTCAACGCCTTTTGACGCCATAAACTCGGACAAAGCCTTTATCATCATATCTTTTGTCATTATTCTTCCTCGCTTGGTGGCGCTTCGACTGGTCGCCCACCTTCTTCGGGATTTGCGGCTGAACCTGCGATATTTGCAGGAACTCTTGGTGTATCAAATCCTTCGATTGTTTCAAATCTTAGTGCCTCCCTTGCTTCATTCGGTGTCATAATACCTGTGTTCACAAGTGTGGCATAATAACTTGCCTGGTCTCTTAACTCTGGTTGTAGAGCAGGTATTCCTGATACATTTTCATCAAGTTTGAAACCGAAATATCACTCGAAAGCATACGCTATTTTATTTACTATAGGTAGTATGGTATCTAAATAATATAATCGATGGTTTGGTCTAATGTTTGCATTATTACCGCTATCCATCAAAATTGGTGGAATACCTAACGCCTTAAGTATTATCTTTTCATTGGCTGCAATACCATCTTGAAAATCTAAGTTCTTAAAGTTGATTTCTGTTAGGTCTTCAACCTCTAAACCACCGTCTAAAAACAATGGTCTTCTGCCACCTGACTGCGGGTTATATCTAGCAACCCACGCTTGTAACATTCTTTCTTTAATTTTCTCAGAAAGAGTGTTAGGTGATTTTAAGACTAAGCCAGGCACAGCTCCATTCTTGAAAAAGTTATCTTGGAACTTTCTCATATTCTGCATAAGCATCATAGTTCTGTGTGCTGGTTTTAGTCTTGGAACTCCACGATAAATGGAGTTAAAACTGTTCTCTTTAATATGAATTATTTCTGATGGACTGTAGTCTACCGAGTGGTCATACACAAATTTCTTAATATATGTATTCTCGTCTGTCTCGATAGTTACATGCTCTGCTGGAAGATGGTACAGATGTGCACCATCAAAGTATACAAAGATGTTTCCATCAATCAATAAGTCAATTATCAGATTTCTTTTAAATGTACTTACATCTTGAAATGGATTAGGTTCCTGATTAAGTAATAATTCTACTCTTGTTCTTCGTAAACTTTTCTTAATAGGATTTATTCCTTCTATCTTTGTTCCGACATCATAAGGTATTTCAGCAGTATCGTCCACTATCATGTTGACACCTCTGTTTACTATTTCTAATGTCTCATAAGCATTTCTATAACTTAGAGTATTTTCACGAGTATCTACTGTTAGTCCTTGGTCTCTAGAAATAATATACTGAGCAGGATTTTCTTTTTCCTCTCTGTCTATTCCTAAAAATCTATCATACCATGCCATGTTTTTTCCTTTGTATCTCCACCCAATTTCGTTGTTTCTCTGCTGTTATAAGTTTTGGGCGTTTACCGTATATGTTATGCAATTTCAAATGATGCATGTGACATAGCGTAACAGCACTTTCGTAAACTTCCGTTTTATGCTCTTCAATGAATACTTCTCTATATGCTAGTATTTCATCTTCGGTCTTAATGGTGATTCCTTTCTTTTTACACCATGATTCAAATAACTCGGTCAGACCGTAAAAGTGATGAAAGTCCAGAGTTTCTGTACTTCCACAAATGTAACAATGCGTGTCTTTCTTATACTGCGACTTAGCTTTGTCACGAACATACTTTATTAAATCTCTCTTTAAAGTCATAAACCTACTTCATATATGAATTTTAACAAAATTTTTACCTGTTGTCAAGAACTATTTTTTCAAGGAGTAGTCTAGAAAGTTGTAGCACTTACCTCGAATGAATAGAGCGCATAACGAAGGGCATCAGCCATGTGAGATGCTGCGTTATGTTTTGGTTTTTCCTTAAGTAAATTAGGATTTGGATCCCACTGGTATTGATCTAATGCCCATAGTGCTTCTTTACATCTTTGGTCTACAATTAATTTATCATTATCTACTACACCAGCTACATATCCTATTCCGTCTAGTACTGATTTCTTTGCATTAATAGTAGTAATATCATAGTTCTGTGCAAAGTCAAATCTTGTTTGTTGAGCAGCTGAATCAATATAAATATAATCTATGTCCCATTTATCTATCATCTTTCGTATCTCAATAGCGTGCTGCTCTGTTGTTCTTTCACTATCTAAATACTCATCTAATAAATAAAATTGTTCAGAGTCCCAGTCGTATCCAATAACGCATAACGCTGTAGGGTCTTTATATCCCACGTCGAGTCCTGCGAAAACATCCATACGACTGGTATCTAATTCTGCCAAGTCTGAGACACACTCCTCGTGATTAAAAGCCCAAACTTGACCTTCAAATACATTAAAGTCTGCCATATATTCCTGATTAAATTCTGCTTCAGACATGGTTTTCCTTGCTTCAGCAATATCTTCTTCAGATAGTCTTGGATTCTCGTGGTAAGTAGCTTTTACACTTGCCCATTGTGGGTATTCATCAGAAAAGCCTCTATACCAAAACTCTGCAAACCAATTATTTCTGCCACGAGGAGTAGATATAAATAGTGCTTTTGAGTTTTCTTTATCTAGAGTAGGACGAAGTGCGACATTAAACGCATCTTTGCCATCTACAAGTGCTGCCTCATCAAATATAATTAAATCATAACTTCTACCAACAACAGAGTCTACCTGATTAATTGACCCCATACGAATAGTAGAATGATTTGATAATTCAATAACTTTATCTTTTGCATTATCTCTCAATACTTCTAAATCAAAATGTTTGATTAGTTGTCTTTGTAAATCAAAAGAAATTTGAGATAATGGGTAGTTAGGCGACATAAGTAAAACATTACAGTTTGGTACTAAAGTGACTAACTGACCTATAATATTTGCAATGTAAGTTTTGCCCTGTCTTCGA